TGATGATTACACTAATTATTATCAAGTAAAAATTTGGGAAAAGGGTGTCGAGGTTTATGCTGCACCATATGGCATTGACAGCGGTGATTTTATGAATAGTTGGAGCGGTTCTAACAATGGCGCTGCGGGATTTAACGCTTACCGATATTATGATTTAAATCTACCTGCTGCCGGTACTGGCAGTGGCGGTAGTCCTGGCGGAAGATACATAAGAGATGGTCTAGACCAACTTTTTACATTAAAAAGATATAATGGCGTAATTGAATATTATGCAGACGGACGGTTGATGTATACTTCTACCAGAAATAGCGATAGTGATATGACTTGGTTCAACTATCAGAACGGCGCTTGCGGCTCACAGACTTCCAAAGGTGAGTCTATCGGCGCTACGCAATTTAATTTATTGGATTGGAAGGTACAGCAAATGGGTTGCTGGGTTGCTATTGGAGATTCTGATGCTCAGACAGGGGCGTTCGATCCCGAATTGAGAACTCTACAATGTGCAGTTGAAGCGGCATATCAAGTTTCATTAGACGGAAGTCCAATTACAGCAATTGATGACGGTAAAGGAACTGGTGTTGTTATTGATCCATTGACTGCTTCAATATATCCAAGGGAAGCATATTTACGCTTTACTGACTCGGATGTTGGCAAAACTATTGCAGTCAATTTTGACTATCTGACCAAGAAATAAAATAGGTTATAAGTAGATACTATGGCGCATAAAGGTATAATTGATAAAAATCGTAGAGAGTTGATTCTCAAGGATGCTCAGGTTGAAAACGTTCTTCCTGAGTATTTCTTGGAGTCATATCCAAAACTCGTGGCGTTTCTCCACGCATATTACGAATTCGAGAACGAAAGTTCAATCACCGAGTTACTCAATCACCTTTATGAATCGCGAGATCTTGTTTCTGTAGATACCACACTTCTAGAATTTATCGAAGATGAGTTGCTCTTGGGGCAGACATTTTTCGAGGGTTCAGTTGACCGACGTTCAGCATCAGAATTCTCTAGCGTTTTATTCCGATCAAAGGGATCCAAGTATTCGATTCAATGGTTTTTCAGAACGTTTTTTGGTGAAGATCCGGTAGTCGTTTATCCCAAAGAAAATGTATTTCTTGTCGGCGTTTCAGATATTGGTCCGCAGAGTTTGAAGTATATAACTGACGATAAACTCTATCAAACCTTTTCAATATTAATCAACGTTGGATTATCTTCCAATAAATGGCAAGGACTGTATAAACTTTTTATACACCCAGCGGGTATGTATCTTGCCAATCAGGTTTTAATTGAGAGCATGGTACAAACATACGTCACAACTCCTAGTCAAGTTGGCGGGGATTGGACTTGGGGTTCCACAGAACAGGCACCTATTGTGCTTGCACCAGTCACTGCGTTTGCTGAGATATATGCGACTCAGTTAATTCTCGATAGATATTTGCTATCTGTTCCAACCGTTGTCGAAGGTAATAATATTGAGGCAACCTTGACGGCAGTTAATGGTGCACCAACAGTCGCAACTATTAATTGGGAAATAGATGGCGCGTTGGGATTAGATAGTCGAATTGCTGCTAAGGCAGGAACGATTAATCTGACCACATCACCGCAAACGTTTGTCCTATCAGGAACAACAGAAAGTTTATCCTATCAAGGAAATACACTTGGTCCCGTTACTATATTCGGCACCGGCATTGAAACCAATGTAGACACATTAACTGTTGTCGATGCAGCAGCGTCATGGCAGTTAATACCGAACACCATATATCCAGTTGAAGGTCAATCGCTCTCGTTTACCGCCATCGGGAATAACGTCCCGAATGGATACATTTACTTCTGGATTGAACATGGCACGACGGTTGATGCAGACTTTACTTCGCCACCACCATTGACCGGATCTCGATTAAAGGTCGGCATAATAAATGGTGTTGCCAATATTAATTTACCACTTGCTGGCGGTGATGGTGAAGACGGTTACGAAACGTTTACGGCATATTTCTCCAACACTAATGTTGATTTTCCACCAAACGCTGTTGCAAATTCCGGAACATTGACTATTCTGGATGATAATACTACACCACCATCTTATGCGGTCAGTCCGTTTGCGCCCACTAGTATTGATGAAGGCAATTCTATGTCCTTCGTATTCAGCGGGGCGAATTTGGTCGAAGGTTCGACTATCTACTTCGGTTTTGATGAATCAACGACTGCGCAGGATGCTGACTTCGTCTCTCCACCACCCAGAAGCGGAACACGTTTGGCACTTACAGTAACGGGCGGCGTATTGTCTCCGGCAAACTATACTCCAACAATTTCGGCAGATGCTATAGTCGATAGTCCTGATGAGCGGTTTCAAGGAAGTTTATACACAGCAAACATCGCTGGAACTAAACTCGCAACAAGTGGTATTGTCACAATTAATGACACCAGTATACCATCGGTTCCTCTTGCGTTTACATTAGATAATCCAGCAACCACGATTTATGAATCTAATCTTCCGCAGAATTATACAATAGATGCATCAGGTACAGGCGCTAATGGCACGACCGTGTATTGGAGAATTGTACATGGAACGACCGACGCTGGCGACTTCAGTGGCGCAACGAGCGGTTCGGTTGTCATATCGTCACTAACCGGTTCGTTCAACATAACTGCTCTTGCTGACTTAACCACAGAAGGTGATGAAACGTTTACAATACAAATCGACACTGATCCAGGTTTTGGTTCGGTTTACGATTCTGTAGTTGTGACAATTGATGATACCAGTTTAACACCAGTAGTTCCGATCGACTTAATCAGCGGTCAGGCAATACACTCGCTGCAGTATACGCCTGGTGATCCAACAACTTCTTATGCTGGATGGCGTTTCGTTTCTGATGGCACAGTACGCATCAGCAACCCTGCAGAATCTTATATCAGCAATTGGTATACCCCAACAACAGCGTCTATTGGAACAGAGTTTCAAATTCGAGCAACCCTGTTTTCTGGATCTGCAGATTTCGCCGCAGGAAGCACTGCTTTGAATACATGGGTTCCGGTCGATGACGCTAAATGGTATTTACAGACAGACGGGGCAGTAAAGCAATCAGTTCTAACTATAGAAATTGGTATAAATAATGGTGCAACTATATACGATACCGAGAATTTTTCTATATACGTTGAGAGTGTCGCAATTGGCGGATCGGTAGCAATGCCGAACGCACCGTATACTGTAATTTCTACTTCATTCGGTCTGAGTGGATCTTGTGCTTCGGGAATAACCGTGTCTAGTTCTGGCACTATTAGTGCGAATGGTTATGGTAATCCACTGACAGCATATAATTTACCACAAACATGGTTAATTGTCGGCAATGCTTCAGATTACGAAGTTCGATGGAATTACATCGCAAGTCTTCCTGGCGGTGGTACAATTGAAACAGATGCAGGCGATAATGTTTGGTTAAATCTTGGCACTACCCGAACTTGGACGCTGGAAGATTCTTCCAATACCGCAGGTAACAATTCGATGACGGGATTAATGGAAATACGAGATGTTTTGACTCAAACAGTACAAGCGTCTGGTACGGTAACGTTATGGGCAGATCAAGAACCATAAAATTAAATTGGAAATAGATAATTGATTTCATCGGAAGTGGATTACAATAATGCAAGACGATAATGACGATATAGCAAAGAAAAATATCGAAAATGATTATGCATATTCAAGAAAAACTTATTACGACTTGATCAAGAAGGGTCAGGAAAGTCTTGAATTGATGATTGAGGTTGCGCGTGAGTCAGAACATCCGAGAGCGTTTGAAGTTCTATCTGGTATGATCAAAAATATATCTGATGTGAACGATCGCCTAATGGATCTCAACAAGAAAAATAAAGAAATAGCGCGGAAAGAACATACCGGATTAATGGATCCGAATAATGGTCTTCCAGCACCAGCACAAGTGACTAACGTTTTTATGGGAACCACGACCGAATTTCAGAAAATGCTTCGCGGTGAGATGGCAAGTATTGAAATTCAAGGGGAAATTATTTCAGATGATAAATCTTCAGAAACCGAGTGAATTTTCGTATCAAGGAAATCCCCATGTTAAACGCGATGGTGTAATTCAAGAATACACTCTTGAAGAATCAAAAGAATATGCCAGATGTCTGATTGATCCAGTTTATTTCTGTGAAAAATATCTTAAAATCATTTCTCTGGATGAAGGTCTTGTCAACTTCGAACTTTACGATTACCAGCGTAAGATGTTTGATCATTTTAACAACAACCGTTTTAGCGTTGTTCTCGCCTGTCGACAAAGTGGTAAATCGATCAGTTCTGTCGGTTATATACTTTGGTATGCGATATTCCAATCAGAAAAGACAGTTGCAAT